CTAAAACAATTCATCCAGTAAAATATAATATTTTATTTTCTCCCAATCAGGCTTGATCCCCAGTAAGTCAAAAAATAGCTCGACATACTGTTCTTCCCCGATATCCTCCCTGATCGACCGGACGCAGAAGGCAATGTCATACCACTTGTCCGCCCTGCCGCTTCTCCCAAGATCAATAAAGCCACTTACTTTGCCATCTTTCACAAAGATGTTGCTGTCTCCCAGGTCGCCGTGGGAAAAGACAAGTTCCTCTTCGGGCTTTTCCGTCTTTAAAAAATCATACAGCTCGCGCGGATCTTTAAATGGAGTGTCTTCTTCCCAGTTTTCGCAATCCACATCGGCCAGATCGTTATTCAGTAAGTAATCCAATTCGGCTAAGCGGCTGTCTAAGCTATTCGTATAGGGACAATCCGATATGTCGATGGAGTGAAAGAGCCTGATGCACTCCGCATACAGCTCGATAATCTTTTCAGGGCTTTGTTCATCTTCATACTCTTCCGAGCAAAGGACGCCATCGGCCTCACTCATGAGCAGATTGCTCCAGCCATCATGCCGTTCAAAGTGCAGGACCTTTGGAACAGGCAGCTTTCCTTCCAGCCATAGCATCATGTCCTTTTCCCGTTCCACATCATAGGTGGTCCCTTTATACCGGCTGTCCGTCATTTTTAAATATAGGTTTTCATTTTCTCCCACCAGCTTATATACCTTAGCAGGAGACATTCCTTCCGTATCTTTTACGCAGCGGTATTTTTCGATCAGTTTTTTCAATTCCGGTGATATTCTCATTTTAGCCATTTATTATTTCCTTCCTCTTTTCTACAGTATTTAAAGATACCCCAAGAAGCTAATTATAACAAGACGAACTCCAATTCACTGTTCCTTGCATTCTAAAACCTTAAATACCAGAAAACAGCTTTTTCAAAGTTGGCGTATAACATAGTATCGACGGAGCCGATTTTGAAACCACAATTATGATAGAATTTACAAGCTATAAGGTTATTGTCCTGGGTTTCAAGCATTAGTCCATGCAAGTTTTTATGCTTTGCCCATTCTATAGATATATTGATAAGCGCGCTGCCTATGCCTTGCCCCCTGAAATCCTTACATACGGCGATATCTTCTATATAAGCGTACCGGTTCCAATTTTTTCGCAGTTTAACTTTTCCGACGCATTTATCGTCTTGGTAGTAAAGATATATTATATTATCTTATCAGTATTGTCAATATATTCAAGGCAATCTGCCTCCTCATCCTCTTCATCCTCTTCGTCTTGGTAGCTTTTTAAATATGGCGCTTCATAGAGTAATTCTGTAAAGGTCCAATTCTCGTTTTCATACCTCGGTATAATCTTACCTATCACCTCAAATGGTTCGCTGGGTTTATCGATATCTTTCAGGTGCCCTGCTTTCATTTCTGTAATCACTGTTCCCGCCTCTCTTCTATATCAGCGGCATATGTGCTATCCAGGCAGCCGGTTTTACCAGTGTATTTTTTATACATGTCCCTGGTATATTTTGTTATATTCCTATCATACTCCGGATAGGCATAATGAAGCCTTTCCGCCACCTCACCGGATACCGCCCTGAACAATTGATGGCATAGAAATAATGCTTCCCATATGTTTTCATAGGAATCCATCCGGTAGGTGGACAAAAGTTTCTCCCACAAATCCTCGGATATATACCTTTCAATAAACTTATAGTTCTTGCCTACACTTAATTTAAAGCCTGTTTCGATGCCGACCTTCCATGATATCATTCTCAGCAGCTCATGGCGAACAATCTGATTAAAATGATCAATAGCAAATAAAATTTCCTTACGGCACAATCCTTTAATAACATAAGGTGTTACATTCCAAAATTCATTGCAGCAATCATCATACTCCCTTGCGCTTGGCTTTCTTACATGATAATCTATATCAGTCGGAACTATGTCCCTTTTAATTCTACAATCTTTATCAATTAGAACCTTTATTAATTTATCGCCCTTTAGGTAATTATCTAACTCTTCCAAGGGCAATAAGGTAAGATCAATTTTATTGTAATCATCAAATAGCATAAGATAGGAAAATCCCTTTTCTTCAGGTGGGAATAATTCCATATCCTCCGGCTTTTGCATCATTATTATATTCCCAAATTGATTAAGCCAGTCATCATTAGATATAAACGGTTCTATATCACTTACAAAATATGTAATATCATAATCCTGAAATTCATCTTTAGGTATATTAATATTTGCGCGTGACCCCTCAAGGGTCACAATTCGAATACGTTCATCCTGTTCTGCTAAAGAAAGTACTAAATCCATCATTTCTTTTTCTGATCTCATTTACATACTCCTCGTTTATTTTTTCTATATTATTACATCTTCTTTTTTGCCGATACAATCAGCATCATTGGGCGTCGCATTTCATCCGCCATCCCCGGAATATCCATCATGTTCTCTGGCGGCTGTGGCTCCACAATCTGATTTATTATAAAACTATTTGAAAGCAGTGTATTTAGATATGTGGTCAGTGTTCTATGATATTTTGTAACCTTTTCTTCCAAAAACATAGCTGTCCGTTTGCCCTCATAATAATAATTGTCCACCGGGAAATGCAGTATTTCTCCTTTTTCGTTATAATACCAGTCTTGTGTTCCATGAGCAGTAAAAACAGGATGTTCAACTGTAAAAACTAAATTGCCACCAGCCTTCAGCATCCTATATATCTTTTTTATTAAATTCTCATAGTCTGCTACATAATGAAACGCAAGCGAACTTAGTATTACATCAAAGCTCTCCTCTGGGAAATCCACATCTTCTATGGCACAGCATTCATATTCAATCTGTGGAAAATGGGTTTTTCCTTTTGCTACTTCGAGCATTTTATGAGAAATATCAACACCTACTACAGAGGAAGCACCGTTTTCCATCGCATATATACAGTGCCATCCATAGCCGCATCCTAAATCAAGCACACGCTTACCCTTAAAATCAGGTAGCATCTTTTTCAAAGTCTCCCATTCTCCCGCACCAGCCAGTCCTTTCTGCGAGCGACTCATTTGACTGTATTTTTGAAAAAATATATTATCATCATATTTGTTTTCTTTCATCTGAACTCTCCTCGTTTAAAAAGTTATTTATCTCCGATACAATTTCATTCACTTCATTATAAAGCTTCTCGGTCATGTCGTAGCATTCAAAAAGTGAGATACCGAGTACTTCAAAAATATGATTTACCTTCTCGGTATATTTTTCAGGTTTATGTTCAAAAGTTTCAAGCAGTTTTATAGCTTTCTTTTCGTTGATACAATAAGCATTATTACATGCAAATAACACTTGATTTAAACATGAAACTATACGAAAAACATGACCCGCAATATAATATTTATCGTCTGTTCCCGAATTTGCTTTTACAAACATTAAAGAGAACCCTGCTTCAAACATAAAAAAGTTAACTAAACTTTTCTGCAAAGCATTGGGATAAGTTTCTGCCTGTTTTTTTAATTCGCATAAGCTTTCATTCTTAGCATATAGTATTTTGCTAATCGCTAATTCTCCTCGATACATTGCACTAATATAACCATGGGGATGCCCAGTCTGATAATTGGCAGTAACAATTCCGTGCTCTGTATCTTTCATTATTTGTTCCACACGTTTAATATCACGTAAAATTAAATCCACATGATACCCGTTTATGACTAACCATCCGCCGCCATTAATCCAATCACCCCATGCTCCGGGAGGTACAACAAGGTTATTTCTATGCTCATCATCCAGCTTTGTAGCGAATTGATTAATAGTATTTATGTCAAATGATTCTGAATTGTAATAGATGCCGATATCTATATCCGAATCCTCTGTATGGGTGCCCCTTGCACGTGAACCACCTAAAACAATACCTTCTATATAAGACAGAGAGGATAATTTCTCTGCTACTGATTTAATAATATTATCTACCATCAAGCATGCTCCTTTTATCGATTCACTGCTGTAAAAATTCCAAGCCAAATCTTTTGCTTCTACTCAACATATTTATAATTTTTTTAATTTCACAAAAGATAGTTAAAACTTATCAATTGTCTTTTTATACCTCTGCTGATTAGATGAAGTCTTTTCAATAGCCTTTAAATTACCATTCATTTTGCTAACATGGTTTAAAAATAACGTTCCAAGCAGAAGTCGATCCTTTCTGGGTATCCTATTCCACACATATCCCTTGAATAAATCTTTAACAAGAAAAACTTCGCCATCATTTAGATTTTCAGTTTCTCTAATAGCTTCTTCCAATAGCTCATTTACATCAATCATGTTGTCCACTCCTTATTAATAATAATATCAACAACATTGTTGATATTATTATACGTATATTCACAGTCAAAGTCAATCCGTAAATAAGAAAAGCCACCAATCAAGGAAGTAACACCTCTCATTTGGTCGCCATTTCTGATATCCTATATCTCAATATCTATTTCAACACCTGATTTAAATTCAACAGTGAGCTTATCATCAAATACCGTAACTTTTTCAATAAGCCGCCTTACTAATTGCTCATCATATTCCTCCAACTCGCAGGATTGTTCATTTAAGAAATCAGTCATTTCAGCGATTCGTTGCCTTTTTCCTTCACGCTCTGCATTCTCTGCAAGTGCATTTTGCTTCAATTCTCGAAGGCGGTAAATTTCATCAGCCACATCTTCATAGTCATTCTTGGACTTTGCTTGTATAAGAAGCTGTTGTTGTAATTCTTCCAATTTGCCATCAATATCATCGGTGGCATTATCATTTTCTTCATTAAATACAGTAGCTATGTTTTTCTGCAAGGTTGAGAGGAAGGGTTCTTTGTTAGCCAAAAGCTCGTTAATAGCCTTGACCACTGCTGTCTGCAATGTTTCCTCGTTTATGGTAGGAGCAGTGCATTCAGACCCTTTTTCCTCCAATCGGCTAACACATCTCCAAACAATAGACTTGTAGCCTCTGTTATTCCAATGTACCCGTCGGTAAATATCGCCGCAGTGTCCGCAGTAAACAATACTCGATAAAGCATACTTGCTGCTATAGACTCGCTTTTTACCGCCTTTGCGGCCACGAAGATTTGCTCTTCGAACCATCTCTTCTTGAACTTGCATAAAAAGCTCCCTTGGAATAATCGGCTCATGGCTGTTTTCTACATAATACTGGGGAACGATGCCGTTATTCTTGACCCGCTTTTTAGAAAGGAAATCAACCGTATATGTCTTTTGTAGAAGGGCATCACCGATGTACTTTTCATTCTGCAATATCTTTTTTAGTGTTTCTGGTCTCCATTTGGCTTTGCCTGCCGCTGTAAGAATACCGTCTGCTTCTAGTCCTCTTGATATTTGTAAAAGACTAGCTCCTTCAAGGTACTCTCTATAAATCCGTTTAACAACCTCTGCACCCTCGGGGTCGATGACTAGTTGCTTGTTTTCATCCTTGGTGTATCCAAGGAAACGCTTATGGTTGACCTGGACTTCACCTTGTTGATATCGATACTGAATGCCCAGCTTAACGTTCTGACTTAAGGATTGGCTTTCCTGTTGGGCAAGGGAAGCCATAATAGTCAGCATAATTTCACCCTTGGAATCCATGGTGTTGATATTTTCTTTTTCAAAGAATACAGCGATGTTTTTATCTTTTAACTGACGGATGTATTTAAGGCAGTCTAACGTGTTTCTGGCAAATCGGCTGATGGATTTTGTAATGATCATGTCTATTTTTCCTGACATACATTCCTCAATCATGCGGTTGAACTCTTCACGCTTTTTGGTATTTGTACCTGTGATACCATCATCCGCAAAAATCCCTGCCAATTCCCATTCCTTGTTTTTCTTAATATAGTTTGTATAATGTTCAATCTGAATTTCATAACTTGAAGCCTGCTCCTCACTATCCGTTGAAACACGACAGTAAGCAGCCACTCGTATTTTGGGTTTGCTCTCACTAGTTTTATTATTTCCGACTCGTTTAATTGCCGGAATCACTGTGACATTTCTACTCACTGCCACTTGTTACACCTCACTTTCTATCAAACTGTAGGCATATTCCGCCTGCTTGTATGGGTCTTCATATTTTTGCACCAGAGGTTTTGCTTTGAACTTTACAGGGTAATCCGTTTTCGGTTCATCTTTAGGTTCCCTTATCCTCCCGAGCTTTTCTGCTCGTTTTCGTTTTTCTTCTCTGGCTTTTTCAAATGTCTCCTCATCAATAATGGGAGGGTAAAATTCATCGCCTAGGTAGTGCTTGTTCTGCAACATCTTACCTGCTGTGGCATGATAACAATCTATCCCAGCTTTTTTAGCAGCTTCCTTCAAAGAAAGGCCTGCCAAGTATCCGGAAAATAATTCTTTTACCTGCTCAGAAGTCTTTTCATCCACAACAGCTTTTCCATCTTCAATTCTATATCCATAGGGTGTGTGACCCATCTAATTCACCAACCTTTCCTTCAATGTGATTCCACATTTTAATTCAAAACCTACTTCCTCCCGTGAAAAGACAATAATCCTCTCTACGTAATCTTCAAACAACTCATCCTCATAAGCTGTGAGCATTTTGGACTTAGTGGCAAACTTAAGCAGACGGTCAACTTCATCTACTTTAGCAAAATTGCCATTGACGGAACGAGTAAGTTGATCCTTTTCGGCAAGAAGCCTTTCTCTTTCTGCCTCCAGTGCATTCTTTTCTTTATTAAACAGAGCAGGTTCCAGATACCCTTTGGCCATTAAACCTGTCAGTACTTGGCTCTGCTCCATGTTGTTTTCAATTTTAGTTTCCAACTCTTCAATTCTACGAAAACTCGCTGCATTGTTTTGGTTACGTAACCCATGAAAAAGTGGTCTTAATATAAACTTCTGACCGAATATGAGTTTATTCATCATCGTAACAAATGCAGTCTTTATATCTTCATCTCGAATGAACTGCATGGAACATTCCGTTATATTGCTGATATGCTTACTGCAGCACCAAGCAATGTATTTTCTTGTACCAGATGAATGAATCCGTCTTTTAAAGGTACTGCCACATTCCGAGCAGATAATTTTGCTAGAAAAGGAATATCGGTTTAGATATTTACTGTTGCGTTTTTCGATTCCTTTTTCCTTGGCTCTCTGATTGAGAATGGCATCTACAGCTTCAAAATCTTCAGGGCTGATAATTGCCTCATGGTGGTTTTCTACTAGATACATATTTTTTTCACCATAATTGGTGTGCCTGTTAAAATGGCTATCAGTATAAGTCTTTTGCAAAATAACATCGCCAGTATATTTTTCATTGGTCAGAATCCCTCTAATCGTAGTAGCTGTCCAACGACCACCTCTTTTTGAAGGGATACCCTTTTGATTAAGATCATTTGCAACTTTCTGTGTGCCTTTGCCCGATAATACCTCTGCAAAAATATACTTCACAATTTCAGCTTGCTTGGGGTTTATTATCATCTGACCGTCAATGTTTTGATACCCATATGGTGGGTAGGAAATTTTAAAGGTTCCGTTTTGGAATCGTCTTTGAATGGCCCACTTCGTATTTTCGGAAATGGAAATTGACTCACTTTCTGCAAGCCCACTTAAAATGGAGAGCATCAATTCGCTCTCCATTGAACTCGTATTGATGTTTTCCTTCTCAAAATAGATATGAACCCCAAGGTCGATCAGTTTTCGAACCATCTCCAAGCAATCTGTAGTATTTCTGGCAAATCGGCTAATTGACTTTGTAATAATTAAGTCAATTCTCCCAGTTTCACAGTCTGATAACATTCTAAGTAGGTCAGAGCGGTTTTCCTTTTTCGTGCCGCTGATACCCTCGTCATAATATAAGCCTGCGTATTCCCATTCTGGATTAGCCTTTATATAGCTCTCATAATGGGCCTTTTGTGCTTGCAAGCTGACAAGTTGTTCATCACTGCCTGTAGAAACTCGACAGTAGGCAACTACTCGTGTTTTTGGCTTAATAAAAGAGTTGGCCGTATTTCCTTCTATTTTCGTTATCTTTTTCATCCTCTCACCTCCTTCTTGGTAGGTCACATATTACCTCTGAAACCCTTATATATCAACGATTTGAGGGCATTATCTCCTTCAAAAATGGAGAGAAAGTTTGGCGATTTAGTGCGTCTATTTTGTTGAATTCCACTTCCGTTATTAAGCCTTTTTCGAGCATCTTTCTAAGCAATTTTTCTGCTCTATAATAATCAAATTCTCTTTGAAGCACCTCAGCACTTAAATATTTCTTTTTTGGATTTAATAGTAAATCTTGTTTATCTGTAATTTTAGTTATCTGCATATAGGCAACCTCCATTTCTACAGGGAAAACCCTGCACCTATATGCAAAAATCCTTGATGATTCGAACCCCTAAAAGGCAAAAAAAATGACCCAAAGAGCTGTTATACTCCTCGGGTCATAAAAATTAGCTGTTCGTTAATCGTACTTAATAAAGGCATCGGTAAAACCAGCTTTCTTAGCTTTGGCAAGTTGCGCTTCCGCATTGGCTTTTACAGAATAGGCACCGATTTGCACACGATAATATTTCTTTTTCTCCTGTTCTGCAGGCTTCTCTCCTTCACTTAATAGCTTTTTCACATCCGCTCTGAAGGTATCCATGCCTTTTCCATGCTTTGGAAACCAGTTTTTCGGATCGCCATGATTACTTGCTATGCCTTTTTGATATCCTTCACAGTGACCAATAACATCTTTTTCGGTCAAGTTATAGAGCTTGCAGAGATACACACACAGTTCTACCGCTTCCTTATAAACCGCATTAAAATACGCGGCATCGGTCAAACCGTCCTCGCAGATTTCAAAACCAATATGAGTATCGTTTGCCTTTCCACCTGCATGCCATCCACGATGGTTCCATGGCAGGGTTTGATAAGTGGCAATTGAACCATCCTTAAGCTTTCCAATGAATGCATGAACACATACTTGCCTCCCACCTGGTTTATCCTGATTCCAGTGATTGTTGTACTCGTTTACACCCAACAGGCCATCGTCCGGTCCAACGTATCTACGAAGATACGGATTATTTGCACCAGTGCTATGAACCATAATGCCCTTCGGTGTAATCTTTCTGCCTGCCTTATAACACGCATTTTCAGTTAGAATAAGTTTCCTCAGATTCATTACTCATTTCCTCCTTTGTTATGCAACTGTACAAGAATGTCTTTTAACTGTTCTGGTATTGGCAGTCCTAGTCGACCAGCATTTTCTAGCATAGATATTCCTTCATTGGAGCAATAGAAAAAGATAATGGCTGTCCGGAGCACGCTACCCTCTCCGATAAGGTTCGTATCAATCATATGTCCAATTCCGACCAAAACAAAAATAAGCACCTTCTTAAAGATGCCCCTAAATCCGATCTCACTAGATAGCTTCTTATCAACAATGGCACACATGACACCAGTGATATAATCAGCTACCATCAATGCCACTAATGCATATAAAAAACCATCAAAACCTCCTAAAAACCAGCCCAAGAATCCACCAAATGCTGTAAGTGCAGCTTGTACCCAATTCCATATTTCCTTCATGATTTTTACCTCCTTCATGATTGGTGAATATATAAAAAGAGTGCCTGCAATTTTTCGCAAACACTCCTGAATCGTTAATTATATTTGTTTAGGCAGTGCCTCCCAAAGTCTCATATCCTCCTGTCCTAAAGACCATATGGCAATTCCTCTAAGCTTCCATCGATACGCTGCCTCGTTTGCCCAATAAACAAGGCTGTCTACATCCTGATAATAAAGAATAGAAAAACCGTCAGCATCTCCAAGAAACAAACGTGAAATCCAGACATTGATGTCCTTGGGCACGATTTTTACTGAATAATCATTTCCACAGGCCAGCGGCAAAAGCCCTGAATGGAAGAAATCATAATCCATAGAGATGTCCTGGTTTCGTGTAGAAGCTTCCTCCACATCATTGTTAACTGTGAAAACCTGAAACTCACTATCCCATGTTACACCGGTTCTTGCCAGCCGCCCATACTCAGTTGTGGTTCCATCCGGGAAGGTTACATCAAACCTTTCATAAGGTTCATAAGTCCAGGCATCTCCCAGTCTAAGTAATTCGCATAGAATACGTCCATCAGACCGAACCCCGGCATACCCTCCTGAAAAACCACTAAGCGTCGCTGTAAAGCGCAAAACATTGCTTGCTCCAGAATAAACCCTCACAGAGTTACCTCGTATCCTCATTTCAATGGTGTACATTCTTGGATTTGAGCGAAGATCTGCTGATGCCGTTTTAACGATTTCAGTGGCATAACTGCCGATTAGAGAAGAACCATTATATAGTTCAATACGCTGTGTATTAAAGTTTAAACAGCAAAAGACATTACCACAAAAAATGCCTGCACGACCACTTCCCTCTGGAGTAAAGGCCAACCTTGCCCGCAAATGAACATCTGAAAACCCGCTATACTTCCACGCCACTTGGCCATACCCGTCAAGCTGCGAATAGGGACGACTGGCGGGATCATTTTGATTTTGCCATACCTGCCACTCGCCGCTAAGTGCTGTCCAGTAGCTGGAGGGAAGTGGATTGTCATCTCTGAAGTCTTCATACCAAATTAGTGCTGAATCAGGCTTTCTGCGTAGCACCTCAGTGGTCAATATAAAACCTTTATCGGGTTCAGCCATTAAACCGTTCACATCTTTAAATTTGCGAGGGGATAGCATAAACTCTGCCTCTCCAGCAGAAGGTTCTTCAGAAAAACTCGAACATACTCGAAATCCATAGAACTGCACACCTGGTACTGAGGTACTAACGCTGACAGTATGGATACCAGCTGAAAGAAATACACCAGAAACCAAAGAAAGCCAACAAGTTGTTCGCCAGTATGGCCACCACAGCCTATTCTCGCTAAATACCTTACTTGTCCCGTCAAGTGAAACATGAATACTATTCTTATCCCAGAAGGGAAATGAGATGCGAATGGCTACATCATAAATACCAGCAGATGAAATTTCAAATTCGTATTCGGCTTCACCTTCTTCACCAAGTGTTATCATTTGAGAAGAAACCGATACATTATCAGTATAGCTATCAGGGGTTCCGCCACTACGATCTACATATATCGTGCCAAATTCAGTTTTTTGCTGCTTGCTGTAGGCAGTCAAATACCTGCGACGGTTATAAGTTTCACCCAGTAAAGGATAGGTTCTTGAAACTGCATCCCAGCCTTCCATGTAGTCATACACATGTGGCAAGGCCCAAGGCACCTTATCATAATCATCCCAATACGCTATGATAGGAATCATGGGCTGTGGTGGTCCATCATCTGTAAAGTTATATCCCCCTGTCATCCAAAGCTGTGCCGCATAATATGTGTTTGAAATCCCACGATAAGTGATGCCCAGATTTTCTGGTGTATCGTGGATTCTCCAGTTCCAACCATATGCAGGCAGTCCTAAAAAAATTTTTTCAGGAGTCATAACCCGGACTGCATAATCATAAATGCCTTCCAACCAATCCCTGGGAGATACCGGACCCGGTGCAGATCCTGCCCATGCCATGCCATAACTCATAATCGTTGCTGTATCACAATAGGGATTCAAGTCTTCATAAACACACCAGTTTTCGCCACCAACCGAGCCTTGTACTCCAGTCATGCCCGGTAGACAAATATTTACGAGTTTCGAAGAATCATAGGCTTTGACAGTGTTATATATGTCTCGAAATAGATCATTAGCAGCATCCTTGTTTTCATAGCCACCTCCACGTTCCAAGTCTATATCCACTCCAGCACACCAAGGATACTTATTCATGATGCGAATAATCTCAGTAAGAAATTTATCCTTTGCACCATTGGTGTTATTTCTAAGGGCTGTAAAAATAGAAGCCGTACCATGATTCATGATTGTAAGTAGCCATTTGATATGAGGCCAGCGGTTAATGTAAGTAAGCATACTGGATATGCTTGTTCCTGTTTCTGTTATGGTCCCGGTGATATCCACTTCAAAAGTAAAAATACCCACCGTATCAATTCGATCGCCATAGTCTCGTAGCGCCTGATACATGCGGGCATTTCCCATGAAACTCCAAACCATGCACCGCTTACCTTTTAGGTAATCAATCAAGGGCGCTCACTTCCTTCCTGCATTTCTTGAAATTCGAACAATAACCGAGCTGATTTTCTGTCCTCTAGCTTCACCACATGTTTGCTATCACCGGATGCTGTATATTGAAAAAATCCTTCCTTATCAGTTGGATTTCCATTCTTTAAACACTGTCTGGTTGATGCTAGTAGTGAAAAGGTATCGCCTGGGCTAGCGACCTCTTTAAACTTTACCCTATGCGCCCCTGCCCCTTGAGACAATTGGATACTACCCGCAGCCATATTCTGTATAGGATAGATATGACAGTCAAGACCTGTGGAAGTTGAACCCAGATTGAAGAGAATAACCGTCTCTCCGCTACGAACCACTCCGTTATAAAAACGAGCGGGAACAATAACACCGCCCTCCCGGAATTTTTGAAGCATCGTTTCTGTATTAATTGTATAACCGGTTAGACGATCACCTTCCTGAGCCTGAATATCAGTGAAATAAACAGTACCTGTGCAATCTCCAAGAAGTAGTTTCACTGTTACGCTTACTACTCGTTTATCCTCTTTACAATGAATCGTCTCAGCAAACCTGGTAAATGTAACTGGCATCTGCACCACCTACCCATCCAACGTCCACTTAATTTCTGATACATGACCAATCCAGCCCGTAGCAACAGAACCACCTTGCAAAAGCATATCTGTAAAGAACACCTCACCAGAACAATCAGTAATGAAAAGACGGATGGTAAGCGACTTTATCTTTCCAATACCTCTCGGTGTAATAGCATGTGCTGTCTGTGAAAAATAAGCCATAGCACTGCCTCCTTCCTAAAAGAGATCGATAAACCTGGTTTCTGTCGACCCATCCTCATATTCAATGACAACTTCAATCCCAACTTGCCCGTTTGGCCCTTTCTGAAGGTTTTCCGATGCAATCTGCGCTGAGAAAGTGTAACTCTTCCTACTGGCAGGATAAACGGTCTGGGATAGACTTTTCGTCATCCCTAAAACGCCCTCAGCTTTAAAGGAAGCTGTTCCTGATACACCATTATTAGGGTCAACTGTAAAACCTGAACTTAACCAATAGGTTAGACCATCATCAGCTCGTGAATTTCGTAGATGATTAAAAGGCACCAAGTCTTTTAATTCCTGACGGTCAAGAACATCAGTGGAAGATAAAATATCGGCTGCTTTATCCCACCCAGCAGAGGAATCTCCTAATTCTCTTAAAGTTGTTGATAGCTCCAGCACTGTTTTCCATGGTTCTTGTAGATTATATTGTCTGCGAACTACACGAGTTTTGACAGATAACTTCAAATCTTTATCATCTACAGTTACTATGTCACCTAGTTTCCATGCCTCATGCTCATATCCTGTTAGCACTGATAAGTCCATTGCAGAGAGAACATATGAGATTCGTGGCTTCGCATACTGAGCTAAGCGCATATTGGCAAACTCAAGCAGCTGATAAGGGTTACTAATTGATGAAGCATCCAGCGTTCCTACTCTGACTTCTGATGAATAGCTATAATCCTCAACATACTCCTTATTACCATTGATGGAGGCAAACGTCATGCCATCTTTACCATAAGCATAAAGCCTGGTAATTAGACTTCTTGTATCCACCACGCGCTGTATACTTTTCATGTTCTTTCTATAGCAGAATAAGGCCCCGCTATCCGTACCGCCAAATGTCAAAAGGTGTACCAAACGATTGGCACTATCGAAAATCAAGTCACCACCATGAATATTCTGTATTGTTCGTAGTATAGCTAATGCATTCTTTTCTGTTGATTGCCATGTTCGTTTTGTACTGACAGTGACATTTCCTAATGACCAGCCAGTACCAAGTAAGGCATAGCGCATAGGAACTTCCGGTGTCTCTGCGACAAATTCCATGGGTTCTTTTTCAGCGCTAAAGGAAAGATCATAAAAGGCAGCTTCCGCATATACTTGAGTTACAACTCTACCATCTGAACTTTTCTCATCTGTTATAGTTCGAATACGATAAACATCATTGACGATCTGCACCTGTTTTTCATTGTCTAATGTCACTCGCTTGGAATCATGAAATGGCAGTTTAAACTCCAGAATATCAGCGCCATTCACTTCACTTGTCACTATGATATCAAAGGCATTCTCTAGCACTGCTTCCCAAGCACCGTTAGTATCCAACACAACTGGTCTGGCAAATCCAAGTCTCTCATAAGGTGGTTTTGGTATATCATGTAGTTGTATTTCAAGAAGTTTAGGAGTTCTACTGGTGTCTTGAGTAGATAATGTAATTCGATAGCGGATATATTCTCTGTTAGGCGACTGCAGTTCCCCGCTTGCTCCAACGGCCTGCCATTCAGTCCAGCTAGACAGATCGTCTGATGTAGAAGTTTCCACTAGGCTTATGGCTGTTATACCTGCGGTGTATTCACTTGTAACTGATACCCTGCCCGTTCCTGCAAGACTACAGGCAGCTGCTATCGTAAAAAGCTGACCACTTTGTGCATAGACTCCGCTTGTTGCTTTCAACATGACAGAGCCAGGATCCGCAAGAGCATCTACATCAGCAGCACTGTCACCACCGTTTGCCAAAATTGAAAATTTGAAATAGGAAATAAGATCCTCCATGGTAAGTAAAGAATCTTTTTCATAAAACCAGTCATCAAATCCTCCTGCGTAATAATAGGTATTTGCATGCATCCCCATCACTATATCCGCAACACAAGATTGATTTAAGTCTCCAGTGAATGTTCGAACTGGAGATTGCCAAACAGCGCCATCACTTCGGTCACAAAGTAAGTTCTGCACCCTTTTGTTGTTTACCTCGATAACAGAAGCGATAAAGTACCACCCGTTATTCTTTAGGGTAATAGTAGGCGTTTCGGTCTGATCATATATCAAGGAGCCTGAGGCATTATACAGCATTAATCGCAACCTTCCCTGAAATAAAGAAACATAAAAAATTGGCTGACCAGGCCCTTGTCTAGTATTAAAAATCGGGATATATGTCTGCCCTACAGAATAAGTAGTTGGATTTATCCATCCGCCAACAACAATCTTTTCACCTAAATCACTAAAAAAGCTACCGTCATTGGTAGCCACTAAATGAGTCTTTTCACTTGTTGGATTAATGATATTCTGCCTGAAATATCTTCCTAATCTACCGGATAACAAGTTGGCGGATGTGCCTGACCATCCGGATACAAAGAAGTTTCTGTTATGACCGGAGTCATCTGTAAGCATGTTGTTGCTATCTGGTGCGGCTTCATTAAATCGCCACAGAGCAACTGTCTTCTCGCTTACAGGAAACTCACCCGTAAAATCCGTCTGTGATGTTAAGATTGATTTAATTGCCACCAGATCACCTCCATCTGCTTTTGGCCAGAATCTTCAGCTCCGAAAATGTTGCTCCCACAGCTGATACTGTTATTTCATTTTCACCTTTGTGAAGTACAGGGAAGTTTAACTCATCCAGGACTGGAAGCCCATTTCGAAGTGTATTTCCGTTGGCATCGGTTATTTTTGCTGTCACTAATCCGCTATCAATTACAAGCACTTCATCTGCCGTCAAAGCTCCAACCACTCGAAGTTCCTCTCCATTCGTGGTAATAGAAATATATGTGGATGTAGATCCACTGATTGTGCCCTTAAGTTGATATATCGGTTCTGAATCTGTATTCCCGGTTATTCTTTGGAGCTCATGAGTTCCAACACTTGAAATCGTGAATTGTTCATCTGTCAGCGCATAAGCGTGAGGATCAGGGCAGATAAACTTCAACTCAAAGGCACCTGCAGTTCTAAGTAATCTCTCGCAGTCTACTTGTTCAGTGAGGCGAGCATAAAAGAATCGATTCGGAATATCCTCTAATATAAGCTGCTTAAGTCCGTTCATTGGGTTGAGCCACTCTGCAAGATCATCTAACACGCTCACTAAATCTGCAAAGCTCTTTTGAGGATATATGCTACAGCTAATCGTAATGATCCGCTCTGAGATATCACAACCAAAGTCAGCAACCCCTGCCTTCCCCGGAACAACCTCATACGCGTTTCTTAATGCGGGAGATGCCTGCCAACTTGTGAGCCTTGCTTTTATCTTCATATTCTTTGAGTTAATACCGTTATAAATAAAGCCCATACATCGCCCTCCTTTACGCAGTTATAAATCTTCCTTGTGCTCGAGATCCTGTCTGCATCAAATTGTATAACTCCTGTGAAATCTTCCGAATATCGTCTTCACTTCGAACAATCATCTGCTGTATCGTAATTAATGACCCTCCAATTGTTCCATATCCGCTACTAAAACCGGCTCCATTCATATTCAGATTAGGGTTAATGTCAAAATCAGTAGGGATAGCGTTTTGCATATCCTGGCTAACACTATTCATGGCTTTTTCAAAACCGACACCAATACCCTCTCCCATGTTTTCGCCAATTCCAGCAAACAATGTAGATGGCGATCGAATTCCAAAGAATTTTTTTATTTTATCTACTACACCACCAAAAAAACCTGAGATTTTATCCCAAAGCCAGGCTCCGGCATCTGAAATACCCTGCCACAAACCTTTGATTAAATTGGTCCCAACCTGGGCAATTTGCCAAATAGATCCTGTAAAACCTTTAACCAGTGCCGCAATAATTTGTGGCACTGCTTTAACAACCTCTACTATAATTGCTGGAAGGTTCTTAATCAGCGAAACCAACAGCATGATTCCTGCTTGAATGATCTGTGGTATGCTGCCAATAATAGCATTCACAAGGGAGGATACAATCTTTGGTATAGCGGTAATAACTGTTGTAATAATTAGTGGTAGATTTTGAATCAGTGCCACTAGCAGTTGAACCCCAGCATCAATAAGCTGTGGGATTGAGCCCAAAATCGCTGTGATTAATCCGTCAACAATCTGAGGAATTGCTTCTACAATGGCGGTAATGATTTCTGGCAAAGCACCAATTAAAGATGTCAGAAGCTGAATACCAGCCTCGATTATTTGAGGTATTGCGCCTATAACAAAATCTACTATGCCAGTAATAATGGCTGGCAAAGCCGCGATCAGCACTGGAAGGGCATCTAAAATACCTTGAGTTAATCCAAGTACAAGTTGCAGAGCTGCTTCTAAAACCATAGGAAGGTTATCCAAAAGCCCCTGTACGATTTGTACCACCGCTGAAACTGCAGCGGGAATTAACTGTGGCAGAGCTTCTGCAATTCCACTTATTATGGTGCCAATCATTTGAATACCTGCTGTAATTAGCGCTGGAAGTGTTTCAATGATTCCATTGACTAATGTCATCAGTAGCATGACTGCGGCTTCTGTTATTTGCGGTAGTGCAGAGGTAAGCCCTTGAACCAGAGAAATAATAATCTGCGAAGCAATATCTACTACAATTGGCAACTGCTCAGATATAAACTGAACTGCTTCCTCTAAGATTCCTCCAAAAGCATCAATTAAGCCTTGAACACCGTCTTTTTCAAATGCTCCAGACAATTCATCGACCCAACCATTAACCATGGGAAGAACGGTACCGGAAAGCATAGTTGTTAAGCCTTCAGCAAGTTGGCCCTTCAATGAAGCAACACCATCTTCGAGAGTTGCCATCTGCCCAGAAAAGGTTTTTGACTGAGCTTCCATTGACCCATAGAAACGCCCACCTTCCGATGTAGCTGAGGCAAACGCTTCTGCGACCATATCTGCAGATATTGCCCCTTTGGACATTTCATCCTTAAGTTCACCAATGGATTTTCCTGTCTTACGCGAGATTTCCTCTAGTGGGTTAAATCCTGCATTAATCATTTGCATCAAGTCCTGTCCGGTTAACTTACCAGTAGAGGACATTTGTGCAAATGCCAGTGTCAGGCTTTTGAACTTCTCGGCATCTCCCTGAGATATATCACCCAGCTGCTTCATGCGTTTTTGAGCTTCTTCTGCAGACATACCAAAGCTCATAAGGGTTTGAGCTGATTGGGCAAGATCCTGCATTCCAAATGGTGTAGCTGCTGCTTCTTTTTTCAGATCATTAACCAGCTTTTGAGCTTTAGCCTCATCACCAAGCATGGTGGTAAAGGAAGCTGTGTAGTTTTCCATTTGAGCGTTGTACTCAACGCCATCTTTCATAGCGCCTATAAAGGCCTTTCCAATTCCCGCAATGGCTGATCCTAAAGCTTTTACCCCACCAATTATGGCTTCTGATAGTAAATTTGCTTTAAGTACATCTCCAAAAATAGAGGTTTTTTTGCTAGCATCATCCATTTCATCGCCAACATCATCAACATTATCTGCAAGTTCATTGGCTGCATCAGCGGCATCTTCCATGTTATCAGCACTGTCATCTGTGGCGTCGGCATGGTCTCGTAGCGCTTTATGGTTATTTTCAAGTTCCCGCTCCATGCCATTAAGTTCAGCCAAAGCTTTATTTAGTTGAATCTGCCAGTTTTGAGTTCTACGATCGTTTTCTCCAAAAGAAGTAGAGGCGTTATCTAGGGCAGCTCGTAGTGTCTCTATTTTTTCTTTTTGTGCATCAATGGATTTTTCTAATACTTCATTTCGCGCAGTTAAGGCTTGGATGGATTTATCATTTTTATCAAACTGGGAACTGACTAGAGCCATCTCACTACCTAATACTTTAAATGCTTGGTTAATGTCACGAAGTGCATTTTTGAATTCCTTTTCGCCTTCCACTCCGATTTTTAAACCAAAATTATCTGCCAAGATTACCGCCTCCTTTCTTTGAAAGATCAAATACCATAAGGAATAATGTCATCGATGTAAATCTTCCGTTTTGGTTTGGACATTCCAAGAAACTGCTTATGGCACTCCCATAAATCCATAAGCAAGCCAATAGGTGTAAGCCATGTTTCCTCTTCGGTACGATTTAAATGAACTGTCCCGTAATATAAAAGCCGGGTAAAGAGTTCATTCTCGTTTACCCGGTTTGCACGTTTTTTGAGTCATCTTCAGATTCTACATTTCTCTTGGTTCCCTTAAACATTGCTTCTGTCAAAGCGTTCTTATAAGTAGCTAGTTCCAAAGGAGAGGTTAGAAGTTCAACTTCTTCTTGAGTAAGCAGCGGCTTTTTATTATCTGGATTTCGAAGGTTGTGAATGAGTAGGCTCTGATTGGCCATTAAAGTTATCAACCAGACTATTTCATCCAGTGCCATTTCGAAGTTCTCAGACTTCATTAATTTCTCACCCAAATTTTCAAGACCGCCATATCTCCCAGCAATTTCTTTTGTAGCTTTAGTGGTAAGAATAAGCTCATACTCCTGCCCGCCAATATTGATCTTTGCACTTCTTTCGTTATCCATTCCAATCCCCCTTATTCTCCACTTCCGCCAGAAGCAGCAAATGTAGGCTCATACACTTCGCTATACCAACCATTAATAATTGCCTGGGTTACGCCCTCATCACCCTCGTTTACTTCTGCTTTCCATGGATGCTTACCCTGACCATCCAGCTTATTTCTACGAAGTACTGTTCCTTCAATGGTCGGAGTTGAGAAAGTAATACTATCACCTTTGGTCGCCAAGTTTGTTGCAGGAATTCCAAACTTCACACGATACAGCCAAAAGTATCGGTATTTACCGTTTGCTTTTTGTGCTCTAAAGCCAATTGCAACAGGAGCCCCTCCATCCTCACTGGTTGAAATGAGTACATGGTTGTCATCAATGGTTGCTCCTGTTAAATCTCCTGCAGCTGCTACCCCTATATCATCAATACCGAGAGTTAGGGTACCACTTTTAAATTCTTTGACAATTTCAGCGGCACCATCATCGGCATAAAGAGTGGCCTCAGCAAGCTCAACGGAAAGTTCTGCACTGATTGCTTTTGCCAGCGGCATCGGTGTATCATAGGTTTCATCACCGTTGTCATCTTCGGTGATTTTTGCATAATAAAGTCTATCAAGACCGATTGTAGCCATGTTTTATTCCTCCTTTTCCAATTGAAATTCATATGGTTTAGCCACATCTATGGCATAATGATGATAATCGGTATCATCCTCATGTCCGATGTATCGACGATCCGTTATCGTAAAATCCGCACCTAGAAGAGTGCGGACAATTGCATTTTTTATAGCTGTATAACTACCTTTAACAAATAAGGAAAGTCTGGCTTCCTGTACTTCATATCCCGGTGTGTTATCCGCATGAACCTCAAACAAATCAATAAGAGGTGTAATCACAAGATAAGTATCAGGAGGAACACCAGAAAATCTTCCTGTTTCTACTGGGATACCGCACAAATCTGCTATGAGATTAAGCTCATTTAATATACTCATAAGTTTTCGACCTCCTGCTCAAACCTCTTCTTCATAGCGTCAATACATGCTTTTCTTGAAGCCCTTCTTGCAGGCTTTAAAAATGGTTTTGGTGGCTGACCCGATTTTCCGTATTCGATGATATTGGCAATCTTAGCGTTACTTTCGCCGCTTCTTCGTGGCTCCTTAAAACCTATCTTCACGTTGAAATTGCCATTTCGGTCCACTTTAGCAGGAGAGAGACCCAACGAACTAATAAGCTCACCTGTAGACCGACTTTTTTCTTTTGTTCCACTACCAACTACAGCTTGCAAATTAGATCTAACCTTTTCCAAAACGATTTCCCCGCCTGACTCAAGTACCTTTGGAATGATTTCATCCGTCTTATCGCCAAGCTTTGAAAGCTTTAAAAGAAAATCCTCAGGCATTTTCACTTGTACCTTAGCCACTTGACCCCACCACCTTTTTTGCCAAGGCTTCAATATACATGCCTCGACCTTTTACATCTTCAACATTTGTAATCTCATAGCGGCCATCATTACACACAATCACCATATTGGTAGATACCTCAACATCAGGTATCTTACGAAAACGAAACAGCGCAGTTGCTTCAGAAAATGTCGCTCGGTTAGCCCACTTTTCATTTCCATGACGATCTTCCTTATAAGCACGAACGGAAGCGAGGATGGTGTCCTTAGATTTACCGAAGCCTTCACTGTCTTTCGTTCTTTCAACAGAAATGAGATCGATAAAGGTATTCATTTTTCCAAAACTCATACTCTACACCTTCCAATCCCGGTCAAGCCTGAGCAGTAAATTTACAGTGTTCCAAACCTGCTGGCCTGCCTGCACGTTATCAGCAAAAAAGCCGCCAGTGCTACCATCCCTACTTTCATAGAAGTGAGATGACAGCATAATGACGGCCTGCTCGGTAGTTGGCGGCATTGTGTTCTCATTATAATGACCTTCCGGTACATGCTGGTAACTCTCGGCATATGCGATAGCGGTGGTGATGTACATTTGAAGAAGTTCATCATCGCGATCGTGCTCAAGAATTAGATTTGCTTTAACTTTTTCTAAAAGTGTCATCACCATCACTATCCTTTCTAAGGTGTATCTCCATTCATGATTCCTGCAGTTTTCAGCTTACTGAGCAAGGCATTAAAGTCCGTCACTAGAGCTTCTACAGTTTCCGCAGTGCTTGCCGGTTGATTTTCAAGAACAGGGAGCCCAGTTACTTTGGCTCCCTCTTCAATGACAAGCTCTCCACCAATAACGGTTTTTTCTCCACCTTGTTCGGTGTAGTTCTTTGCGCTATAGCTCATAATTTGCGCCTCCCATTAAGCCTTCTGCTGAAGAACTTTGATGGCTTCAGGTAGAATGAGCTTTCCATCTACACGCTGGCTTGCAAGGAAACCAACCTGCCCAGTAGTTGCAAAAAGCTCGTTTAAACGTTTGAAAGAACGCCCCTGTCTGTCAGCAATCCAATAGTATCCGAAATCACCGAAAGCAATCGTCTTTGCTCCGGCTTCAATAATAGGAGCATAAGCAGAAGTGTAAACCGGACGATTCAGCAACGTATCTGGAGTACCTGCTGTTAAAGAAGGCTGCCACAGATATTGACCTTGACCGTCTTTCAGTTTACGGATTGCTTTTACTGTTGCGTCATTCATCAGGAATACTGCGTTCTTTCTGTAAGGAGCCTTTAGGGAATAAACAAGATCGATAATCTCATCTGCCGTAATGGCAGTTGCAGACCCTGCTGTCACTCCAAGCTGTGCTCCGCCTGTTGCGTTGAAAATACCAGTAGGTTTTCCATCTCCGTCTCCAACTAAAAAAGCTTCTTCTTCCTTAGCACCGATTCTACGGGCAAATTCAGTGGAGATATAATTCTCCAGATCAAATACACTGTCATTGAGAAGTTCATCAGAAACTTTAATCATTGTACCCAGCTTGTAAGCACCGATAGATGTCTGACCGAATACAGAATCACTCTCATCAAACTCCTCACCTTCGTCAAGCCAAGCCGCTGTACCTTTGGTCACCACAACCGGGATTTTACGATCACCGCTTGAAGTCTGAATAATTTTTGCCAGTTTACGGAATACATTCTCTTCCTCAAGGGTTTGAACTAGGGTACGCTCAAATTCATCAGGAACAAGATATCCTCCCTCTGAATCAGTGCCTACAGACAAAGCATTTAGCACATCATGACGAGGATTTTTGCTACGCATTACGTTCCAGAATGCCTTTCTGTACTCATCACTGGCTCTTCCGGTCTTTGTATCCATCCCCGGAATAGCTGGCTTTTCGGTAAGAGGTGTGTTTACAGGCTTATTAAGCTCTGCTTCAAGAGCTTCTTGGCGCTCCAATCTTGCGATTTCCTTACCCAGATTAATAATATCTGCTTCCATTTTGTCGTAGGTTGCGGCATCCTCTGCGGACACAAGTCCATCACTACCACGCTTTGAATCAAGAAATGCCTTTGCTGCTTCCCATGCTTTTGCGCGCTTTTCACGCAGTTCAAGAATTTTACTCATTTTCATTTCCTCCTAATATTTCAATAAATTAAGCCGCTCATAAAGCGATTCGGCTGACTGTTTTACAACTGGTTTTTGAAGCTTATTCATTAGTGAATTGGTCACTGCTCTTCTGCTGAAGACAAAGCTATCTTGTAGTGCACTCTCTCCTGGTTTGAACATAATGTCATCTGCAAAACCAAGCTCGACTGCCTTATTGGCATTTAGCCAAGTTTCAGCATCCATCAGGTGAGATAACCTTGTTCTAGACAAACCGGTTTTAAGTTCATAAGCGTTGATGATACTTTCCTTAACTTCATCCAGCATCTGCATTGCCTTTTGCATCTCCTCGCTATCGCCAATGGCTATGGTGAAAGGATTATGGATCATCATCAGTGATGTTGGAGACATTAAAACTTCTGTACCTGCCATGGCAATGACCGAGGCGGCTGATGCTGCAATGCCATCAATCTTTATGGTGACATTGCCTTTATAATCCATCAGCATGTTGTAAATCTGTGATGCCGCGATACAATCACCACCAGGTGAATTAATCCAAACTACTATGTCACCCTCGCCACTCATTAGCTCTGCTTTAAAAGCAGCAGGGGTAATATCATCATCAAACCAACTCTCCTCAGCAATTGCACCGTTTAGATAGAGGGTCCGTGTCTGTATATCTTCATCACGCACCCAATTCCAAAATTTCTTCATTCATTTTTTCCCTCCAATCCTTCTCTATTTGCGAATATGCCCGCATCCGCAAGCTTGGTCATATTGCCATTGATCAGATATAAGTCCCCGCCAAGCTCAGGTGGGATTCGGTCAAGGTTTTCTAGCTCTCGGATATCATTGGCACTCATCCAACCATTTTGTCTCGCGGTTGCATAACCGTTCATCCGAGAGACATAATCACCTCGAAGCAGTCCATCCACATTAAACTTGGCAAAATAGAGCTTCTTTTCATCTGGTCTTAAAAGTGCTCGGCTGATGGCCTGCTCCCAACGTATCACCCAAGGGTCCAAAGTGTATTTCACAAACTCCAGTGACTGTTGCTCAATATTAGAAAAGCTCGATTTTTCCAAGTCCCCAACCATATGTGGAGGTACGCGGAAAATCCGAGCGATTTCATTAATCTGAAACTTTCTTGTCTCTAAAAACTGAGCTTGTTCTGGTGAGATACCAATAGGCTGATACTTCATCCCTTCCTCAAGCACTGCCACACGATGGGAGTTGCTGCTTCCTTGATAGGCCGCATTCCAGCTATCTCGCACTTTTTGTGGGTCTTTAATCGTTCCAGGATGCTCAAGTACACCTCCCGGAGCTGCTCCATTTGCAAAAAACTTAGCTCCATATTCCTCACAGGCTATGGCCATACCAATGGCATTCTTGGCCATTGCAATCGGAGAATACCCTACTAGTCCATCAAATCCTAAGCCAGGAATATGAAGCACATCGCTTGGCCTTAGTGTGACCGTCATTCCATTCATCGTAGGTGCTTCCTCGGAATATCTGGTATAGGTATAATAAAGAGCACCACTGGAATCGCGGTCCACCGACATTCGATTTGGCATTAACGGATACAGTGCTATGACTTCACCTTTTCCATTTCGAATAATCTGTGCATAGGCATTGCCCCATAATAAAAGATGAGTCATCAACGTCTCCCGAAAAACGAAGGAACTCATCTCTGGGTTAGGTTCATCATGCAATACAAAATACAGCGGATGAGAAAGAGCCTTTTCCTTACCGCCGCTTGCATTGTATTTATATAGGTGGAGGGGTAACCCTGCCACAGCCTCTGCAAGTATTCTTACGCATGAATAGACCGCTGTCATTTGCATTGCTGTATATTCGTTTACAGGCTTACCGCTGGTTGTTCCACCAAAAAAGAAGCTATAATTGCTTCCTGTGGTTCGATCCTTCGGTTTATCACGCGCCTTAAATAGCTTTGAAAAGAGGCCCATATACATCACTCTCCTTAAAATTGGGCATGAAAAAAGCACCTCGCGTTTGAGATGCCTTTCCTAAAATCATTATTATAACTTTAGATATTCTTCTGCATCTGATCCATTGTTTCCGAGATGCTTAACACCTTTAATGGTTCCATTTGCAACATTGTCATATAACCATCTTCCAAGTAGTGTTGGAGGAGTATCTATTAAATCTCTTAGAAAGAACTTCTGTCCAGAAGGTAAAGAATCTATTTTCTTTACCATTCTTTTATAAAGATCTGCGTAAGTACTTTTTCCCCGCAATGCTCTAACTTTACATAACTCAGCGATATTGGGATAACCTTCAGATGCTGCCTCAGCAATTAATTGTTCTTTTTCAGTATCACTTATCGTAAATTGTACCCTGTAACTCATTTTCAACCTCCTTTTACGGACTTGTGTTCAGACTTCTGTTCATAAATCTATAATATCGGAGATTGTTTTGTTTTACAAGTAAAAACGTTATAATAATAAATTTGCAGATTAAAGAATCAATAAACCTCTTCCATCATAAACAGAGTTACCTGTTCCACCTTTGCGGATCGCTCGGTCAAGAGCCATAATGGTAGCGACAGCTCCATCTATTCTCTCAGTTGACTTTTCTTTATCTGGTTTAATATTACCGGCAGGATCTGTTCGGATAAAGATGTTATCCATCATCCATCGGAGCACCGGATGACCACCATGCGCCAGTTTCTCTTCCAAGGTAAGCTTCATAAGCTCCTTCGTTGGCGGACTCATATCTTTAAAACCTTGACCGAAAGGAACTACTGTAAACCCAAGGTTCTCTAAGTTTTGTGTCATCTGCACAGCTCCCCACCGGTCAAAGGCAATTTCTCGAATGTTGTACTTTAAGCCCAGCTCTTCGATAAAGTTTTCGATGTATCCATAATGCACCACGTTTCCTTCAGTGGTGTGTAAGACCCCCTGCTTCTCCCAAACATCATAAGGAACATGATCACGCTTTACCCTTTGGTCCAGATTATCTTCCGGTATCCAGAAGTAGGGAAGAACGATGTATTTATCTCCTTCATACTCAGGCGGGAAGATAAGTACGAACGCTGTAATATCTGTAGTAGATGATAAGTCCAAACCACCGAAGCATTCTCTTCCTACAAGGTTTTCTGGATTTACAGCAAATGAACATTTATCCCACTTCTCCATAGGCATCCAGCGCACCGACTGTTTTACCCATTGATTCAAACGAAGCTGCCTGAATAGGTTCTCTTCGGCTGGGTTTTGCTTTGCGCTTTCACAAGCAATCTGTATCTTTTCAATGTCCACTGTAATACCCAGAGAGGGGTTGGCTTTCGCCCATACCTTTGGATCTGTCCAGTCATCATCTTCGTCAGCACCGTAAATGACAGGATAGAATGTAGGGTCAACCTTTCGCCCTTCCAGGATATCTTTGGCCTTTTGATGCACCTCGTAGCAAATGGAATGGGTATCATTCCCAGCAGTTGTGATTAAGAAATACAGTGGTTGTTTTCTGGCATCACCGGAACCATGAGTCATGACATCGAATAGTTGGCGGTTAGGCTGAGCATGAAGTTCATCGAAAACTACGCCATGAACATTTAGGCCATGCTTAGTATAAGCTTCTGCAGACAAAACCTGATAAAAGCTACCAAGGGGTTTATAAACAAGTCGTTTTTGCGATAGTACCGGTTTAATCCTCGCTTTCAGAGCTGGACATTGTTCTACCATATCCACTGCTACATCAAAAACAATGGAAGCTTGCTGTCTGTCAGATGCACATCCGTATACTTCACCGCCATGCTCAAAATCACCACAGGTAAGCAGTAACGCAACCGCTGCTGCAAGTTCAGATTTCCCTTGCTTTTTAGCGATTTCGATATATGCCGTATTAAATTGACGGTAACCATTAGGCTTTATAATCCCAAACACATCGCGGATAATCTGTTCCTGCCAGTCTATAAGTTCAAATGGTTGCCCATACCATTCTCCCTTCGTATGTTTTAAGCAATTAATAAAAGACACCGCAATGTCTGCAGCGTCCTTATCATATACCGAACCATCTGCCTTAAAGATGGTCGGCTTATATTTTTTTAGTTTACGTATGGCCGCCACCTCCTTATGGCTACGAAAAAAGGAACCCCGCAGAGTTCCTTCAAAATTTGTTTAGGTTATTCTGTTTTCGCTTCCCCTGTCAAAATGAAATGGACATATTCTCCTTTGTTCTTTTCAAGGTAATCTACTAGCTCCGTATAACCTGCTCTTAAAGCAATACTTGTCACAACCGGAAGATCAAACATATTCGTTTCACCTGTTTCTCGAATGGCAAGTATTTGTTGCATAATTATCTCATTCATTGGCTACCTCCTCCGATTCTACTGAATCGGTTGTCGCTTTGCGCAGGATTTCCACATCGAAGCCTGCACTCTTATAGCCTTCTAAAATTGTACTGTAATAATAACAGCTCGGCTGTCCAAGCGGCCTCCCATCATTCATGATGTATACCATCGCCTTAACGGTTTTACCCCCCAACTTCACTTTTATTGTTTCCTTGCGATAAAGGAACGGCCATCCCTCGTAACGGTCAAGTGCCGCTTCATCGACAGGTGTGATTTCCCACACTAAAACGGGTACGTTGCCACCCTTAAAAGGCTCGATAGTCGCCACAGCGCCTGCGTGTGCCCCTCTAAATAATAAACGGTGGTCATTGATTTGACTTGCTCCTACCACCTTCGCTGTGGGGCATCTGTTGGCCATTTGTTTCAGGTTAAGGTTGGAGCCATAGGCAAGATATAATTTATTATTCATTGTAATCCTCCTTCTTAGCTTTGTGGGTTAGGGGCAGCTCAGGCCGCCCGAAACCGCCATGCAGCTGAACCCGAAAGTGCTGCGGTCAAATGCTCTCTGCAGTTTGCAAATTCATCACCAATGAAACCAATCCGGTTTAGGTAGGTTCTCATGGCAAATTTCTCGTTCTCCACCTGTGGCTTCTTTGCTGATGCACACTTTTGTGTTAAGGCTTGATGGTTGATGGCAAGCGCTAGAACAATGTAGCTTCTCATCTTTCCAGCATGAAGCTCGCTGTTAAAACCTCTAAGTTCAACTGTATGGTTTCTGGTAAAAAAGCTGTGAAGGTTGAGGAAATGGTAGCGGCTGTTGTGGTAATGAGTGCTTCTACTCTCGCTGTAACCCTCGTACCAAATGTCCTCAATTTGTCTCATGGTTTTAGGCTTTTTGTGGTTCATCTTCTCAACCAAAATGCTGTCCATCTTTTTGCAGTAGCGCATTCGCTCCGGTGCAATCTGTAGTGCTTTATAAAATAAGTCATTTTTACTTGCAATGATATTTATAAAGTTTCGAATACTTCTTGGGGTATGTTCAGCACCGTCTAGATGAATGTGAATGCCGCAAGATGTATTTGTAAAGGCTCCAGCTTTGCGAAGCTTTCTTACTAGCTCCTGCAAAGTTTCAATGTCCTCCCGGTAAGTTAGGATTGGGCTAACTAGCTCAACGCTATAATCTCTACCTGCAGCTACTTTTCTTCTACCTTCTTTTCTTTGACAGTGAATGCTCCCATCATACATAAATCTCCAAACTCTACCATCTGGAGTTTTTACCTTCTTAGTGTCGTAGTAAGTCCCGCCTTCACTATAAGTGCCTTGCAAAAACTCTGCAGCAACTCTGGCTGCCCTTTCCCTTGTAATCCCTGTAAATTCAATCTCGATTCCGAATTTTGCACTTAACATCGTACCTCACTCCTTTTAAAGTGTATTTATCCTTTCGGCATGTACATATATCACTCTAAAAGGCTTAAATAGCAAGACAAGTATTCGATATAAGCGGCTTTATTTACACAGTTTTTCTGTACTTTTTCAGGAAATACATGTGCTTTATTCTTCAATCCTTCTGCAGAAATCCTCACCATATGCAACACCTAAGGAGCTTCCAGAGTCCCAATTTACATGGATGGTTCCAATATCATCTACACCAATGACGGTTCCTTTTGTCCCAGGTACGAGTTTGGTATAGGGATCATTCATCTTTACCAAAACCACTCTTGTTCCAGGGGTATAGATACTTCTAAGCTGCTCTAGGATATTAGGGTGAATGGTTTTCAATTTTCATCCACCTCCTCCTGCTTAGCAACTCCTCTTTTGAATGCAGAACTTCCGCTTAGTTTGGAAAGAAGTATCTTTCTTGCGGCTTTGTATTCATCACCGATAAATCCGAGCCTTAACAAAAAGCATCGAAAGGCATATTTTTCATTATCCACTTCCTTAGCTATGGCAGTGATTCTCTTCTGGGTTTTTGCCATATCACAAAGGGCTGTGATGAAATGCGTGTAGGCTTTAACTTTCTCAGCATCTTCATCAAAGGAAAACCAAGGAAAACGTAGAGTTTCCTCTGTTTGCTCAACAGGTAGTTCCTCTACTCCAAGGGCCTTTTTAATGAGAGCTCCCTTACTTTCCAGAATCTTTTCCAAGTTGCTTAAGGCAATGTCGGTGAAGTCTTTCTTAGGGATTTCAATTACTAACAAGTCTTTGTCGTCTGTGTGCCCCTGTAGCAAACCTTCTGGTTTCACATAGGTAAATCCTCGACTCTCAAGTTTATCGAGGAGTGTGGCCGCTTTTTCGCCAATAACTCCCTCGTCAAAAATAAGAGCACCTTCTTTATCAACTTTAAAACTGCCTATTTGATAAATAAATGTTGGTGCACCTTTGTATTCAGGCTTTTTTCTTAGTATTTCTCCAATCTCAGTAACTAGGGCCTTTCTCTCACCACCAGTGCGATTAAAATCAATTTTCATGCTACATACCACCTTTCTTATTTGGTAGTACCATATATCACTCTAACGCTACACAATAGCAAGTTATTTCTGTGCAAAAATGCATTTAAAACTTGCTCTATCAATCTAATTCATCAGTGGATGTGGCTGCCACGTTAAATGGAATCTTCTCTTTTTCACGAATAACATAGACATCTTTATCTGTTCCAACCTGCTCAATGTAACGCTTCACAATAACATCACAGTACTTTTCATCCAGCTCGATGGTATAGCAAATTCTATCGGTCTGCTCACAGGCAATCAGCGTAGAGCCAGAACCTCCAAAAGGATCAAGCACGATGCTATTGGTAAGGCTGGAGTTCATAATGGGGTAAGCAATTAGAGCAATGGGCTTCATGGTTGGATGATCTGCATTCTTTTTCGGCTTATCAAACTCCCATATGGTTGATTGCTTACGGTCCGAATACCAGAGATGCTTACCCTTCTTTTTCCAACCAAAGAGTACCGGTTCATGTTGCCACTGATAAGGAGATCTTCCAAGAACCAAGGACTGCTTCTTCCAAATGCAAGTACCGGAAAGATAAAAGCCTGCGTCAATAAAAGCTTTTCTAAAATTAAGTCCTTCGGTATCAGCATGGAATACATATATGCTTCCATCTGATGCCAATACCGATTCTGTATTCTTAAATGCATCTAATAAAAATTGATAAAATGCATCATTTGCCATATTATCATTTTTGATTTTCCCAGCAGTGCCTTCATAGTTGACATTGTATGGGGGATCAGTTACCACCAGATTGGCGACTTTTCCATCCATTAATATGTTGAAGGTTTCTTTTTTTGTGCTGTCTCCGCATACCAGTCTGTGCCTACCAAGTATCCAAACATCCCCTAAACGCGAAACAGCGGGCTTACTCAGCTCGCTGTCCACATTAAAATCATCTTCTTTTATTTTCTCTTTCATCGTATCCTTGAAAAGATCATCTAGTTCTCCGGGATCAAATCCTGTGAGAGATACATCAAAGTCAGCTGCATTTAAGTCTGTAATGAGAAGTGCTAGTTTTTCCTTATCCCAATCTCCGTTTATTTTATTCAATGCAATATTGAGGGCTTTTTCCTTTTCCTCATCCATCTCAACAACTACGCAATCTACTTCCTCCATACCCATGTTCAGTAGGATTTTCAATCGCTGATGGCCACCAACTACTCTACCTGTGGTTCTATTCCAAATAACTGGTTCGACGTAGCCAAACTCCTCAAGGGAGCGTTTTAGCTTTTCATACTCTGGATCACCCGGCTTTAAGTCCTTTCTAGGATTATAATCAGCAGGGATCAGCAGTTTCGTCTTAATTTTCTCTATCTGCATATTTTCCCACCGCCTCTTTTAGTTCGCTATATTTATTAACATCCTCCCAAGGGAACAGGCAACTGTTAAAGTGACCATAGACTGCTGTATCGGAGTAATGAATGTTTCTAAGTCGCAGCTTTTCAATAATTGCTGCAGGCCTCAAATTAAAAACTTCTTGAGTAGCAATGGTTAGAACTTCATCAGAAACTGTTCCTGTTCCAAAAGTATTTATGGAAAAAGCCACAGGATTTGCCTTGCCAATGGCATAGGAAATAGCCACTTCACATTTCTCTGCCAAATCACACCACACGATATGTTTAGCAATATACCTAGCCATGTAAGCACCGCTTCGGTCTACTTTGGTTGGATCTTTCCCGCATAGTGCTCCGCCACCATGTGATGCAAGTCCGCCATAAGTGTCCACCATGATCTTTCTTCCAGTTAAACCTGTATCTGCAGCAGGTCCACCTAATACAAACTGGCCAGATGGATTGATAAGAATTTCTGTTTCATCATCAAAAGGAAAATCCTCAAAACACTGCCATAACACATTATTTAAAATATCGGATTTTAGCTCTTCCTGAGTTTTATTCTTTTCATGCTGAACTGACACTACAATGGTTTTAACTCTCACTGGAACATCATCATCATACTCAATCGTTACCTGTGCTTTTCCATCGGGAAGGATACCTTTAATCAGCTTACCTTTTCTTGCCTCATCTAGTCTCTTTACAATTCGATGAGATAAGACAAGGGGAAGAGGAAGCATTTCTCTAGTTTCTTTAGTGGCATAGCCATACATAGTCCCTTGATCACCAGCACCGATAGAACCATATTGTTCGTTTATACCATTTCGTGCTTCTAGTGCAGTATTCACCCCAGATGCAATATCAGAACTCTGATTGTGTACATATACATAAATTAAAAATTTCAAAGGGTTATAACCTAGTTCTTTAAGCACATTCTTAACAATATTTCTGATATCAATTTTCTCGCTGCAGGAGATCTCGCCCGCCACGATAATTTTTCCTTTAGTAGCCATAACCTCACACGCTACGCGTGATGCTTTATCTTTTCTAAGGCATTCATCCAAAATATTGTCAGCAATAATATCGCACAGTTTATCAGGATGTCCTGCACATACACTTTCTGCTGTTAAATATCTCTTACTCATCTCACATCTCCTTATCATTATTTACCTCTACGGGCAGTCAACAGTCGTTCCATTACATCATCCTGTGGATTTGCACCGGAATACTCTGTCGCACAGTTTTCACGAACGATCTGATATATTTCCATCCAGAGTCTGTTGGTTTGGCTCATAAAATTATGGCTCATGGAAACGTATGGACTTTGGATAGCGTTGCCAGTAGTTGGATGTTTAGCAAGAAAACCAAACTCACTTATTGCTTCCTCACACTGTATCCACCTAGCAGCACTCATGGCATATCTTTCTAATAGCTGTGGTAGAACTAGATGTGCACACCCTCGCTCCTCAAGCCATTTCCACGTAAGCTCATAAATTTCGCTAGCTACTAATGTTTTACCATCCTTTTGTACTGCTGAAAGCATAGCCCTTGGCTGTGGCATCTCCTGTCCTTGAAGTTCTGCGGTGTTTTTAAATTCAATAACTTCCAGTTTTCTTTTACCGGGATTTCCCTCAGCGATTTTATCTATAAGTGCTTTCTTTTTCTGACCAGATCCAATACGGGCACCACCTCGATTTGTACCATCTTTGGCCATTAACTCACCTCATTTCTTATTAAGGGGGTATTACCCCGTTTGAAACTGCGCCTTTTTGCACGAAGCCCCACGCCCGTTGTCCACTTAAAAGGCTGTAGAGATTCGACTCCCCCCTACCGGGATGGCCAACGGTCTCCATCTCTTGCTGTGATAGCAGAGTGACAAGGAGTACAAAGAGCCATTAGGTTGCTTTCATCGTGTGTCCCACCTCGTGCCAAGGGGAGGATATGATGCACTTCAGTTGCTGGTGTCAGCTTTCCTTGTCTTTTACACTCTTCACATAGTGGATGGACTGCAATGTAACGGTCACGTATTCTTTTCCATGCACGACCGTAACGCTTCCTCGTTTCAGGATCTCTCTGATATTTTTCATAACGAGAAGCTTCCTTTTTGGCATGCTCCGGACAAAAACGTCCATCTGTCAGTTCCGGACAACCAGGAGAAGAACATGGTCGTTTTGGTTTCTTTGGCATTTCGTACCTCCTTTGGACATGCAAAAAGCCCCCGCGGTATTTCCACGAAGGCTCTCTACAATTTTTCACAATACCATTGTATTATGGATTTCTAATAAAATCGTCCATGATATTACTCATTACTTTCCATAGAGTAGTAGCGCAAGATGCTGAAGCGCTCGATTCTTTTTGTTGTATGCAGAAGAACGTTCAATATTGAAGTGATCACAAATGTTATACACTGCATCAATCTGCTTTTGTTCATCATCCAAATAAAACTCCTTTAACACATACTGCTCATCTTCTGTTAAAGCATCCCATGCCGGTTGAAACCAGTCCATGTATTCCAGTGCTTGACGATAACGTTCTTTCAATACATCAATTTCATTGATGCAGGCAATGAGCCTTTTCTCTCCAGCTTTTGGATCATGGGTCGATGGCATGCCATTGATAACTGGAGAAGCTGGGGAACTCATTTCTTCGTTGAGGGTTGCAATGTCCTCATCGGTATGTTCTATGATGTACTTCATACTGCTGTAATCTTTTAGGGCGTTAATTGCCGCTGCTCTTTTATCTAAATATTGCCAGACAATGTTCATTTTATCAGACCTCCTTTAGTGTGGCTTTAACCGCATCTATCAGTGCGGATTGAGTATTGTTTTTATCATTTAGGGCTTTCATTACACGTTCATCAATGGTGCCTTTGGCAATCAAGTGGTGAATCACTACCGTTTCTTTTTGTCCTTGTCGCCAAAGACGAGCGTTAGTTTGCTGATAAAGCTCTAGGCTCCAAGTTAGACCAAACCATATAAGAGTTGAACCTCCAGCTTGCAAGTTCAGTCCATGTCCTGCTGATGCTGGATGGATGGCTGCAATAGGGATTTCTCCATCATTCCATCTCTTAATAGAATCGCTAGTGGATAGCACCTCAACCTCAAAGCGTTTTTGTATTCGTGATAAATCATGTTTAAACCAATAAGCAATTAGAACTGGCTTGCCATTAGCAGCTTCGATTAAGTCTTCCAGTGCATCCAGCTTACGGTCATGTATATAAAGTACTGTACCTTGATCATCATAGACTGCTCCGTTGGCCATCTGTAGGAGTTTACCCGAAAGAGCTGCTGCATTGGCTGCAGTAATTTCCTCGCCTTTAACCGTTGCAATTAAATCACGCTTCATAACGTCAAGGATTTTCATTTCTTTTTCAGATAGCTTTACATCTACTTCGTTTATAACCAGCTCAGGCAGCTTCAGGTAATCTGCTCCTTCCATGCTAATAGTGATATCAGATATTAGCCTATAAATTGCTTCCTCTGCTCCCGGTTTGGGCTTGTAGGAAAAGATCACTTGTTGATTACGCTTATCTGGTACAAAATAATCCTCTCGATATCTACCAATAAACCTACCTAATCGCTGTCCCATATCTAATAAGCGATACTGTGCCCACAAATCCATTAATCCATTGGAGGATGGGGTTCCAGTAAGTCCAACTATTCGATTTACCTTTGGCCTGACTTTCATTAAACTTTTAAATCTTTTGGCTTGATGCGATTTAAAAGAGGACAGCTCATCAATTACCACCATATCAAAATCAAATGGAATTCCACTTCTTGAGATTAGCCATTCCACATTTTCTCGATTGATAATGTAAACTTGAGCTCTTTTCATAAGGGCTGTTTTTCTCTGAACTTCCGATCCCACTACTACGGTGTATTTAAGGCCCTTGAGGTGATCCCACTTTTCAATTTCTGCTGGCCACGTATCTCTGGCAACTCGAAGTGGTGCAATAACCAGAACCTTTCGGACAAGAAAACTATCTAATGTTAAATCAAATATAGCTGTTAAGGTTATAACACTCTTACCTAATCCCATATCTAAGAGCACTGCTACTATAGGATGATTGAGGATATACTCAGTGGCATAAGCCTGATATTCATGAGGCTTGTATTTCACGAAGTATCCCTCCAATCTGTTCTATGTTATCCAGGCAAAATACCAAAAAGCCAAGTGCTTCTAACTGTCTTTTTCGTTTTTCCTGTAGAGGCCTTAAAGATTTACCTAGTGCTTTTACCTCTACAAATGCAGCTTTTCTATTAGGTAACAAAATCAATCTATCTGGCATTCCATCAAAACCTGGTGATACAATCTTTAGTGCAATGCCGCCTATATCTTTCACTGCTTTTACCAGTTGCTGTTCAATCCATTTTTCTCTCATATATCCTCCATGTTCCCTAAATCCAAAAAGTCTCTATACGCGCGTATATACGCGTCTGCAGGTAATTTCTTCTTTTTGTCTTTAGGATTATTTTTAATAATAATTATTGGAACAATGGAACAGAGGTTATAAAGTAGTTTACTTTACTAGGGGCTGCCGCCTGTTCCGATGAGATGTACCAAAAGACTGTTTTTGTTTCAACGGAACAGGTGAAATCTGTTCCCTAGAAAAAATTGTTCCATGTGTTCCAAACTAAATTATTCTTTGGGAACATAAACCCATTGTGGTCCATAAAGCGGGATTCGTTCTTTTTTTACGAGACCTGTCCATCCTCCAATACTTGCCATAATCGCCGATATTTCATTACCATCCACCCTTCGCAGGTTGGCTCGATCCTTCCCAAAGCACTCACACCAAATTTCCATATTAGAAACCGATTTTCGTTTCCAAACACCAACTCTCTTGCTTTCACCAAACTCAGTTCCATTGATATATGCCCTACGTTCATATAAATCCATGGTGTCCCAATCTTCAGGTAATAGCATGTCAAGGTACTCTCGTACCAGACCTTCACGCTCATCGGATTCCATAGCTTCCCGCTGTTCTTCTTTTGCAAGCTTCTCAAGACTGGCATCAAGGTACAATTTTTCTCCAGCTTTCACATAAGTAAGAACTTCAGCCCATATCTGCAAAATTTCATCCTGCTCTAACTGCCATGACTTTTTTGTACCATTTCCCGGGGTCTTTACCGGCCAAAAACGACGGTTTCCTGTGGTATCCCGTAAATAGCCTTTTTCAGCATTAGTTGTGCCAAAAAAGACACATTGTCTTAAGTGAGGAGTAGCTCTCTTGCCAAAGCTAGCTCGATAAATATCATTCTGGCGAGATAAGAAGCTTCTAAGTGTTTCTACTTCTGCTTTTTTCAGTCCAGCCAATTCTCCAATTTCTAAAATCCAGTAACCTTGTAACTTTTCTGCTGCGGTCTTATCCTTGGTGTCTGACAAGCTCAAACTATCAGAAAACCAGTCTCCACCTAACTTGGCTATAAGAGTGCTTTTTCCAACTCCCTGCGGCCCATTTAAAACCAACATGGAATCAAACTTGATACCTGGAGTCAGTACACGAGAAATAGCTGCACATAAAGTTTTTCTTGTCACAGCTCGAACATATGGGTTATCTGATGCACCTAGATAATCGATTAGCAATGTATCTACTCTAGGTACCTTATCCCATTCAGGAAGAGCCTCAATAAATTCCCGAATCGGATGATAAGATCTATCGTCAGCGACCTTCGCTACCGCTACATCATAGTTTCTTGCAGAAAAGGTTCCGTAGTGGGTGTCAATGTAGCTGATTAGCTGTGCATCATCTGCATCTCTCCAGAACTTCGATGGATGCGGCCAAGGAACATCACCTTTAATTTCGAGACTATCAGATAGCTGATTAAACACTATGCTTTTTAGGTTGGGATCATTTTCAAGTATCAAAATCAAATTTCTAAGCGTATTTTTAACCGTTCCTGTCTTATCAAGCTCCAGCTGCTTTTCCCAATCTTCATCAATAAACTCTTTTTCAGCCTGAGCCTTTCGTTCTTCAGCAAACTGCTCTTTTACCCGTTCATCCTCTAATGCCAAATCTGTCATGGCTCTAAATGAAGGTAGTTTACTTGGCGGTGCATTTTCTGTCACCTTTTCATCTAGTTCCCGAAATTTATGCACTCGGACCAAATCAAATGCGTTTAGCAGCATTCCACATGCTGGATCAGTAGCATGATGGCTATAAGCAAATTTACCATCATAGATTACCAAACCCGCTGAAGAATCTGCTGGAATATAATCAAATCTTCCATTCATAGTACTAGGTTCATATACATCAGGTAGAAATTCTTCGATGGCTTCTTCAATGGTATAGGCTCTGCAAAATGCTCCTATAACCCCTTCTTTAATTAATGGATCTGCTTGTTTAGTAATTTTCCTTTGCACGACCTCAGATTGTCGACTTGAGACTGGCCACATGGAAGTATCCCGCCAATCTACATATTTTGAAAGATAGATATCTGGGTCCAATAGTTCACCGTCTTTCTCTTTAAACACAAATTCTCCATCTGACGGTGTAGATGGCCAATACATGAGTCTTGAAGGTTCATAAGTGGTGTCATCGAATAAATCAATCCCAATCTCCTTTGCAACCATCCGACCAAGGGCTGGGTATTCATCCTCTGTTACTTCTCTTTTAAGTGGAATAATAAGTCTTAATCGCGGTGCATCTGATGTATGTTTATGTGTAGAATAGATGCAGCATTTGAAATCATGTAACGCTTCAATTTGCTCCCAAACCCCTGGTTTGGCATAATCCATATCTAAAGTCAGAAGGGAACGGGAGAGGACATAACCATTTCTGCGTTTTCCTTCACGAAGGGCTCCTCCCACAAATCCTCCTACATCTTTTATTGAGTCCTGTTGAGCGCGACTCATTTTTCGGAACTCAGATACAGTTTCTGTTGTTCGTATGGTAGATTTAACTCGTGAGATAAAGTCCTCCCATGTGATATCTTTGTTCTTCCACTTTTTATCCATTCGGCTGTTACCAACCGCTATCTTCATAGCTTCTGCACCTCCTCGCAGTTTTCAGAAAAATACCGGATAGGTATACGATGCTTCGATGCTTTGTTTATTTCTGCTTGCATCCCTTTTGAGATATAGCGACCAAATACCCACAGCTCATCGCACTTTCTAAGCCATATCATGCCAAAGTATAGTCCTAGTTTTCTTTGTTCAGGATCGCCATCATCTAGCACTTGAGGGTATAGCAGATGAGGAGCAAAAGGTATGGTTCCTTGCTCCACTGCAAACTTCAGGTATTCTCTAGCTTTATTCAGATTTTTTTCTATGTCTCCAGCAAAAGGAGAACAAATAAAAACGCAAGGTTTATAGTTTTTTGCCTTTTCTTCACGCATGATATTTTCCAAGGCTTCTGCTGCAGTTGGATCTGGATAGCCTTCAGCGTTATATCTATCCATAAGTTACATCTCCTCGAATTCGGACTCTTGTTCAATCAATGGTAAAATGCCATGATCCTTAAGAAGCTCATAAATGAACAAGCGTCCTTTCTGAGTCCAGTAAGTATGAACCTTTGAATGCATCGTCCCATCATTTCCAAGATAAGTATGGGTTTTTGTCGTCGTATATCCATGTTGAGCATACTTTTGATATAGAAGCCAGATTTTTCCTTGACGGAATTGAACACCTAAATTATGCAGATACTCATTAAACCAGCGCCCTGATTTTCCATAGTCCTTGGCTATTGTTGTAATAGACACCGCATCCTTACAGTTGAGTACCACATCGTAATAACTTGCTTTAGGTTTCATTTCTGCAATTTGCTGTTCTTGAATGCTAATGGTAGTAGTTAACTCAACATTTTTAGCTCTTTCCGCTTTAAGCTCCTGTAGTGCCTGAATCAAAAAGTCTGGATTAGCAAGTAACTCATCTGTAGCATAAAGTCCATGCCTTCTGATTGAAGGAAGCACCTCATGGGTTACCCAGCGCTTGAACTTTTTAGCTTCTGGCTTACGTGAAACCAATATCACGCTATAAAGACCACTTTCATTGATAATAGATACTTCCTGTTTTCCTCCAGGGGTGTCGATAATATCGACTCCCTTTTCATCACTGTCCAAACGAGCCATAACATCACGACTGTTTCCAATCTCTAATACTGAACATACATCTTTTAGAACCCACCAAGGATTTCCATCCTTCATTACTGTTCTTACTGTGTTGCCTTCATAGTTGAATATAGTTAATTTGTTCATATTGAACCTCCTGCTTATAGTAGTAGAGCAATAAAACATGCCCTCAGCTATAAGCAAAAAATGAGGAGGTTTCGAACCCCCTCAAATTAATCTTTTTTATAGAAATTGCATTCGTATCCATCTGCACGAAGTAAAAGTCCTTGAGCCCAAGTTGGTGTCTGATTCATTAGAGTACATATATCAGTAACGGTTACTTCTAAAGGGACTTCTAAAACTACCTCATCATGGACATGCATTACAATATCAAAACCTTTTTCATTAAGCTTCCTCATGGCACAGCAAAGAATATCTCTTGAAATAGCTTGCACAATATTCTCGACAAACTTGGGACCATAACTTTCAATGCGCTCCCATTTCTTTGTGGCACCAACTCCTTCATAAGTCACTGCTTCACTGCCAAAGCTGTTAATACCCATTCTTGGTTTAACATAAGTAAGTTGTCTGCCAGAAGGAAGCCATATTAATAGCATCCCGCTACGATACTCAAAACGGATACGATGAGTTTCAGTTCTGCACCTTTCTGTTACAGCTTCTTTGACAGCACGATCAACATCCAACCAAAGTCGTACAATATTAGGATTTGCATTTCGCCATGCGTAGACCAAAGGTTTTAATTCTTCTTCGGTAAGACCCATATCAAGTGCACCCATTGCTTTTAATGCACCTACAGAACCACCATAACCTAAGGCCAGCTCCGCAATTTTTCCTTTTTGTCTTAGAGGACTGCCTTTTGTGACTTCTTCTAAGGGGACTTTAAACATCTGGGAAGCAGATGCTTCATAAATCTTTCCATGAGTAGCAAACACTTCGTTTCTCCATGTCTCGCCTGCAAGCCAAGCAATAACTCTAGCCTCTATTGCACTAAAGTCAGCAACGATAAACTTATATCCTTTCTTTGGCACAAAAGCGGTTCGAATTAATTCAGACAAAACTCCCGGAATAGAGTCATACAATATTTCCAAGGCATCAAAATGGCCACCTCTAACCAATCGACGTGCCTGTTCCAGATCCGACAAATGGTTCTGAGGGAGATTTTGAACTTGTATAAGCCTTCCTGCAAATCTACCGGTTCGATTAGCACCGTAGAATTGTAGTAGTCCCCGAGCTCTTCCGTCAGTGCATACGGCATTTTCCATTGCGGTGTATTTCTTTACACTGGATTTGGCTAGTAACTGTCTCAGTTCCAGTACTTCACTCAGATGTTCTGGAGCTTCCTTTAATAGTGCCTTAACTGATGCCTTATCAAGACTGTCTGTTTCCAGACCCTTTTCCGATAGCCAGGACTTCATTTGAACAACTGAATTAGGATTATCAAGATCAGTTAGTTCTTTTAGTCTGCTTGTTAGCTCTTCTCTTACTTTTTCATCACATTGAATCGCTTTTTTTACCAATTCCAAATCTAACTGAATACCCCGATCATTGATTTGCTGATCTAGAATATAGTTATTCCATTCCTCTTCAGGCATAGGAAATTTTTGAAGCTTTTCCTGTATAGAAAGTTCAACTTCAACGTCTCGAAGATTATATGCTTTGAAGCTATTCCACTTCTCTGGAGCATGTTCAGGTAGATTTCGTGTACGACCACCATTAGTTACTGTTGGTTTGCATGGAACTGAAAAATATCGAATGAGCTCTTTACCTTTTGTTAGCTTTTTCTTGTCTGCTCCTGTTACGATTGCTGCTCCTTCCAAAGATAAAGGAAGCCCAAGGTACGCAGACCAAACCATTGTGCAACGCCAAGAATCAGGTGCAAGGTGTATACCAAAGTACTTCGATAAGCAAATCCGCTCAAACTGCGCATTAAACGCCCATTTGGTAACATTATTATCTAGAATCGCTTGCTGTATTTCTTTAGGTATTTTTTCGCCACAAGCGAAATCTACTACTTGAACCGGCCCAGCATCCACACTGTAACCGAAAAGTAAAATCTCAAAATCCGGTGCTTCAGCGTAACGATAGACCCCGCTTTTGGCGAGGTCTACGCTGCTAAATGTTTCTATATCTATACTGAGGGTTCTCATGATAAAAAGTCATCATCCACATCAGTGGCAAAATCATCAGCTGCATTAGTTCTGCCACCCAAAGGTTCACCATCACGGATTTTTTGAATATTTCCAAGTCCACAGGCTATACCTTTGTTTCCATTGGAGTTAAAGGCGTAGAAGTTGATACTCACTCTTGCATAGACACCAGAGTATACTTCAGAACGATCAATGATTGGATTGACGTTTCTATCTACAATTTGTGGAGCGGTATTGCTATTTGCATTGATAAAATAGCTATTTGCATAAGCTTCATCATCTGGACGATCAATATCTCCATCACGTAGAGGAAGCTTTAACGCCGCTTTATTTGGAATCTTACCACCGAATTTACCTTTACCTTCTTCTATTGCAGCATTCACCGCTTCATTGATAGCACTTAAGGTTTTAGTATCACTCTTAGGAATAATCAGACTTACACTGTATTTTTCAGCACCGCCATTGATAGATTTCGGTTCCCACACATTGGCATAAGAAAGTCTGACAACTCCTGTAACTACTTTTGTTGGATTTGTTCTTTTTGCTGTTTTTGACATAATTTTTATACCTCCATAAAATCAATTTTTGCTGATGATGTGTTCATTTCAGGACGCTTGTCTGAAACTGGAACTAGCGTCGGTTTGCCCGGTGGCTTCATAACTAGCTCACCAAGGATTTCATTGAATTTTGACTTGCCCATCAATTTTTCCATTTCGGTAATAGTGATGAGACTTTGCTTGTATATATCTCGGTATCCTGCATTCTTTGCTGCTTCTGCGACTGCTTCTTCATCTTTATATTTACGGTTGGAGCGACCTTCGACTACTTTAAACCCTGGCCACTTCTTTCCATGATTAACTGCTTCATCCGTCGCATAGGCTATAATCTCATTTGCCCAGCTGGTGAGATCACCGATAGAAGATAGAATGTCAGCAATTTCTTCATCTGATAAAAGTGGCGGTAGTGCAAACTCAAATGTAGCCAGTTTCATTTTTGCTTCTGCTCTTGCTCTACATTTCACTGCTGCTCGACAAAATTGACACCATTCTCCAGGGCAGTAGTTTCCGTCACCAGCGAAGGCCAGTTCAGCTTTAGGCTTCAAAACTTCTTCAGCCCACTGATACAAGCTTTCTTTTGAGACTATGGACGTGCTGACATTTTCTCGACGGGGCTGATAGATTGTCATTGAAACCATCTCGATGTCATAAATACCATCAAAGAGATCCAGTGCACCAAGGGCATATAGTTTCATTTGAGGATTGTCCTCTGCGCTGACTAAGACACCCTGACCATACTTAAAATCAATAATATGAAGAGTTCCATCAGCTATAATTACACAATCCCCGGTCCCAAAGCCATCAGGCACATACTTTGAAAAATCAAGCCGCTGTTCTATCAAGATCAGGGGATCACTACAGGCCTGCTTGGCTTGCTCAATCACTTCAAGCACAAACTCCACGTAACCATCAGTATAATTATCCATCTCATCTGAGTCATATGGAGAAACCGGCTTTTTTGATCTCATCTTAAGCGCTTTGCGGAGCTTGTGCTCACTTAACGCATGGGCAGCTGTGCCTTCAGCCGCAGCTTCACCGCTGTTGTCGTCAAACTCCAGCTCCAACCTCGCTGATGGTGTGCAGTTTAACCACCTATGGGCTCCAGATGCAGAGAGAATTGCATGTTTACTCATTTCAATCCCTCCGCATCGGCAAGAAGTGCAGCATACTTGCTTGGATCAATCTGGCTGAGTTTTGATGCACCATACTTTTCTAGAAGTGCTCTTACTTCAGCTGTAAATCCGTCATGGCTTTTTTCCGCAAGTACCGCCCTTACTTCTTCTAAGGTGAGCTGCTTTTCTTCAGATTGATTTTCAGGCTTTGGTTGCTCTGGCTTTGTAATCTCATGAGGCCCATTACTTGCTATTGCATCAGCTACAGCCTGAACACTATCTGCCAGAGCTCTAAGATCTGACACCACATCGAGAAGGAGCTTAATCTTACTCATGACCCACACCTCCTTCCTTGATTTCCTTTATTTCTACCGTCTCAACTGAGTCACCGGGAGTAATTACAAGCAGACTGACTTTCTTTCCAAATAGGAAATCAAGCATTCTCGCTCGGATTGTCTTCCGACTGCTTTGAATTACTGAGCTTCTTTCGCCACCGGGCCTTGCCACATTGATTGTGACTTTGTGTTTAAGGTTCATATTCCATCTCCTTTCTGGGGGCGATTTATCTGCCCCTCACCGATAAGCGAAAAAGAGAGTTCTTTCGAACCCCCTTTTCAGAAAAGATTTTTTTATAAAGGGTTCTTGCGAACCCAATTAGGATAGAATTTTTCTAAGTCTTTCTTGAAGCTTCTTAAGGCGACCACGAATAGCCGCTTCTGTAACACCTTCTTCTGTTGCAATATCAGTGTTGGATCGTTTTTCAAGGTATACTTTTTTGAAGAGTTCTTTTTGTTGTGGTAAAAGACACTCCATTGCCTTGGTTAACTTGTCCAGCATATCTTGATGTTCAGCCTCATCTTCTGCTTGTATAATTAGCTGTTCTGGATTCGCAGTATCATCTGCAAGATACTTATTGCGGTCATTTGCCGCTTCCTCTTCGCCATCATGATAAGCATCCAGATGTGTTGTCACTCGATAATCGTACCGGCGCTGCTCGTCCACTTCGTCATCATCCATAGTATGTAAAAGCTCGATATCAGCTTCGGTGACTCCATCTTCACCTGGGGTAATCACAATCTTTGTTCCTTCAGCAGTGTAATAAATGTAGTTAGTTCTCTTCTTTTTACTTGTTTTGTACGCTCTTTTCATAATTTGACTCCTTTGGTTTTCAAAATTTGGCTTTGAAAAATCCGCAGGAGCCGAAAAGATCCGTAGAACAAAAAAGGACGGCCAAGATAGTTCTCTAGTGTGAGAACTTATCCTGGCCGTCGTGCAGCTCTGCGGATTTTTTATTTAGTTAGCTATCTTTCTATGCTGCATTAGCATGACTTTCTACATGAAAAGCAGAATCGCTTAATCGAGTGACTATCGTCACAACACCATCACGTTCAATTCTTAAAGTTCCTCCAATAGGTATTTGTGTACTGGTTTTACAGCGTTTATATAACACTTCTATGAGACCTGTTGTTGCATTGCCCTTGCAAGCTATGCGACCATTACAATCACGAATTTCTTCCATGACTTTACCCCCTTTTCAAAAAGTTCAGCTTGTCTTACCGTCTAACTAAATTTTATAAAGTCATACACTTTAAATCCTCAGCTACAACTCCGCTGACACTCCGCTGGGACTCCACAAATAACAATTCGTTTTTATGACGTCAAACGAACTAAGCGTTCGTAAAGATTGAATAAGCATATTTAAATAATTGATTGTATTTCGCTTAGTAAATTGCTATAATAATAAAGACACGTCTTTGGATACCATCCAATTGTGCTTGGAGGCGATTATAATGGCTTTTAGTTATAACAAATTGTGGAAACTTTTAATAGATAAAAAAATGATGAAAAAGGATTTAATGGCAATAACGAACTTAACGTCGACAACGATAGCAAAAATGAGTAAAGATCTGCCGGTAAGCATGGATGTGTTAGGAAGAATCTGTAAAGCCCTTGATGTCAACATTGGAGATATTGTTGACTACGTCGATGACGATACTTCAACAGATTAAATTCAATGAAAGGAGGCGCAATATATGAAAAAGCTATGTTTTGGTACTTTTGCAACAATTTTAAAGATTTGTAGCGCAAAAAGAATTTCACAAAAACTTCTATGTGGTACCATGCTGCTTTCTATTGCGCCTACTTATGATATTCGTGGTGAGGACGGTACTGTTTCAGATTTAATTCTGGGTAAAAAGAATCTATCGCCTAATATAACTGATAAAGCTCCAACAGTAGACCCACGCGCTGTTTCTAATTACTTTAAACAGCACATTCTTAACATGTTGGATAGCAATAAAAGGAGCCTCATCATTCTTGCTCTGAAAGACATTATTGCGTCTGATAATACAATTGAGCCTGACACAATAGTCGAAATAGTGAATGGCATGACCAAGAAATCTATAGTAAGACGTGATGCTTTTGTTTTTGAAGACTTTATCGCCGGAGTTTTTCTTTACACAGTATTAAATGTCGAGAACCGAAATTGCGAAGATAGCGTGAAAGAGACAACTACCGAGTACATACAGTCCTTTGAAGATCAAAAAATGGATATTAGTTTCATTACAACGTATAGCAATTTGTCTATGGAAACTGCTTACGAAATTGCGATTGATGCCCGCTCTTTAGTGTTGCTTGCAGAAACAGGTGGCAAATGCCAAAAGTGCGGAAGAGTTTTAGGTATAAAAAAAGAAGGCAACGACGTTAACTTTGCTAAGGTCGTTCGCCTTTCAGAAACTGATGAAGTGGTTTTATGTGTTGAATGTGAGCGCGAAATTCAAAATGCTTCTGAGGAAGTAAAATTAGCTTTACTATCAGAAAAGCATGACTTGGAAGTTCTTATGGCTGCAAGAGATGCAACCTCGAGATATACAATAGAAAAGCAAATCGAACAAGTACTTCGGGAAGTTGACTTAATGGATGTTACTGATGATACACAACTCAAAATTGAACCTGTAAAAGTTGAGAATAAAATCACTGAAAAACGTTTGAAAGAAAGAGTGCTTTTTGATGTTCGGCGGTTGTATCAGGGAGTCAATGATGCATTAGATCGGTTGGCCGGAGAAAACAAGCTGAACGTCGATAAGTTTGCAAAAAGCGTCAAACGGATGTATGAAGATGCAAGTGAATCACATATATCTCAAAGCGCAATATACAACCTACTTGTTGAAACTTTGTTTGAAAAAACCGGCCGCAAATATAGAGAAGCTTGCGAGATAATAATCTCCTACTTCGTTCAAAGGTGTGAGGTGTTCGATGAGATTACCAAATAAAGTAACTTCCTATACAAACAGCGTTATTTCTCTTTTCCCAGATATTTTAGAGGCATTAGCACAACAGGATATGTCACCTAAAGAGTTATTTGAACTAACTAGATATCGTGAAAAGGACATGGCTGATTTCCTGAGTGCTTTAGACTGCTTGTTTGCATTAGGTAAAATTGGACTAATTGAAGAAGGGAGGGTGCTACGATATGTTGATAGAGATTCAATGTGATAAATTTGCTCCAGAGCATCAAATTATCCGGTTTAACTCAGGCTTAAATACAGTTCTAGGTAGCGCAGGCGGTAGCAATGCAATCGGAAAATCAACATTCCTATGGATTATAGATTATGTATTCGGCGGTGAAAGCCACTACTCCCTGACAGATGATATAAAAAAGGAAATAGGCCCACATACCATCTATTTCACTTTCGAATTTGAGGGACAGCCATATTATTTCTATAGAAGCACTGACGATCCTAAAAGTGTATATCGAATCGATAAAGAGCGCCATTTCATAACAAAATTGACGCTTGACGAATTTCGAAGATTTCTGTTTCAGGAATATAAAATTGGGCTACCAGCCCTTACGTTTTCAGAAATAACCGAGCGTTTTTTCCGTATCTATGGACGTGAAAATACACTAGAAAAGTATCCATTGTTAGTGAAACCTCGTGAGCAAGATGAAAAGGCTGTGGATTTTCTATTGAAGCTATTTGGTCATTACAAAATCCTTGCTTCTATCAAATTTATGGAGGAAGAACTCGGAATTAAAGCTTCACAGCTTAAATCTCGTCAGCGTCAAAAGGTGGACATAGATAAAATCGAAAGTAACCAAAAGACTATCGAGTCATTGAGAAAGAGACTCCAAAAGCTAATGAAAAACAGCGAAGAGGCTCAATTAGCAATGTTTGGGTTTGATACACAAACATTCGAACGAATAACAGCTGTTCAAAAAGAATTGAATAGCATAATACGTAAGCGCAATCGTCTGCAATCACAGCTAAATGCTATAAAAAGCAATATAACTGACAGCAAGGCTGAAACCGCAAGTGAATTTGAATCCTTGCTACGCTTCTTTCCAAATGCAAATTTAAAAGCATTTGAAGAAATTGAACATTTTCATATAAAAATCAGAGAGATTTTAGGCGAAGAAATGGATCAGGAAATCTATCGATTACAACCACTAATCGAAGAATATGATAAGGAAATCAGACGCCTAAATCGAAAAATCGAAGAGTCCGGTATAGCAAAAGAGATGTCTGAGAGAGTACTCTCTCAGTGTGTTAATGTATCAAAAAGCATTGATAGACTTGAAGAAGAAACAGCCGAGTTGATTCATCAAAAAGAGTTGCAGGATGCTCGAGCTGAAGCAGAGCAAAAACTTGAAAAACTATTGTTGCAACAAACTGAAAAACTAGGCGAGATACAAGATGACATCAATCTTCGTATGGAAACAATTAACGGCGTAGTAACTGAGAAACAGGAAACTGCTCCTCTTTTGTATATCACTCCCCAGAAGGACATCATCTTCGAAACTCCTGGCAACACAAGTGAAGGAACAGCATTCAAGAGCCTTGTTGTGTACGATTTGAGTGTACTTGAATTACGCCCAATTCCTGCGATCATCCATGACTCCAATATTCTTAAACGTATTGAGGATGTTCATCTGGAGCATATATTGGAACGTTATCAATCTACCAAGCGCCAGGTTTTTATTGCATTTGATAAAGCTGATTCTACAACCGAGAAAGCACATAGAATTTTAGAAGAAACAGCAATCTTGCGCTTATCAGACGGAAATGAACTTTTTGGTCGTTCGTGGAGTAAGTACGAAACGAATGATTAA